TCGTATAGTGTTTCGCCTTCGTACTTACTCTCGTACTGGCTAGCCTCGAACTGCTCACCCTTGTAGATGACTTTGCTTTCTCCATACCCCAAATCAGTAACTGTTGCTGTCACAACGTCGCCAGACCAGTCGCTAGCATTGAAAGTTAATGTGTTCATGTTGTGCCTCCTCAGGCTGTAGTGTTTCGGGCTTACCTCGCCCATCGTCAGTGCGACAGGTAGTCGCAGACACTTTCCTTCCCTGATCTCGGTTACTCGCAGTGACTGTCTCGCGACAATGTGCTTTCCCTATCCAGAGCCTCAGACCTTAAACCCGCTGAGGGAGGGCAACCTACGTTCCGTCGTAAGCCGGCAGGTCATGTCGGAGACCTCGTAACCGGTGTTTGATCAACACTTGATGGTTCGCACCGTAATCTCTAGAGAATCGCTTGTCAACACTTCGAGATAAAATAATTTACTAAAGCAGTTAAAATGTTACAATTGGTAACACGTTCAGATTATTAACCTACATCCAAAACGGCAAAAGGTATGGAATTGAGTATTGAGAAGAGATTCGACCGGATCGAGGCAAAACTTGATCAGTTAAGCGATACCGTTGCTGTATTGGCTCGTATCGATGAGCGACTGGTCAGCAGTCATAAACGACTCGATAGGCATGAAGGGCGGCTCAATATGCTCGAGGGAAATATCAGAGAGGTTGAACAAAACATGGCAAAGCAGGTGGGTAAGGGGATTGTCGCAGAGCGAGCGGCATGGATCATATTCGCGGCAGTGGTGTCTGCCGTTGCCAAATTTTTATGAGGCGGGAAAAAACCTAAACACCCCCAATTCCGACTTCTCCTATAGGGGAACATACAGATGGACATAGAGAGAGAGACAGCAAAGAAACTTAATCTAAGACAGCAAAAGTTTGTTGAGTACTTCACCGAGACTGGCAATGCAACCAGATCAGCGGAACTAGCAGGGTATACGCATCCCAATGTACAGGGACCGCGTTTGTTAGTGAATGTTGGTGTAAAAGCACAAATAGAGGCGATTAGAGCGAATATGAGTAAGGATTCAGAGCAGAGACGGGTTGAGTGGATCGATAGACTGGAGGCTTTGGGAATCACGGCAGAAAAGGATTCTGATCGCCTGAGGGCTATCGAGCAACTGTTTAAGGCTGAGGGATGGATTGCCCCAGAGAAACAGGAAGTTGTGCAGTTTAATGGCTCGTTTCTGGCAGATTTAGACTTAGATGAGGAAGATTTGGTTGAGTTAGAGGTTAAAGACTCTAGTGATATCAAGGACTTACATTAGGTAGATCAACTGCTCATAGGGCAAATGGTCCATAAAATGCCTATATATAGAGGGTTTCAGGGCTGTATTGGCTAGATGGGGGGGGGTAGTTGTCTGGCAGTGGCGTCGTCCGCGTGTGTGGTTCCATGTGGGCAATATCAGCCCCTACCACCGTATTTTGACCCCCCACGGGTCTTATGAGAGTACCGAGGCAAAAAATGAGAAAGCTATTAATGCGTCGTGTTACGGCACTTGAATACTTAGACATGGATGAATTGACGTTTGAGGCGTTTATTGTCCCTCACGTTACCTCTTTACGTTTTGGTGGGAGTCTTTATTACTTAGCTGATCAGGTTGAGGATGCTGTTTACACGCTGATAGAGATTTCTTCGGATGATGAGGTGCAGTTGCACCTAGTTGATTAGGGGGGCGGTCCTTATGAGAGTACCCACCGTTACACAAATACAAAAAATAGAAAGAAGTAGAGCAGCGATTTGCACATGCATCTACAAAGTCGAGCCTTATAGAGCTTTGGTGTGGTGTAACAAGTGCAAGGGTTATCAAAAACACAGCAGGTTTATTGATCGGAAGGTTTGATATGGCAGAGAAGAAGGATTCTAAACTAAAAAATGCGGGGGTCAGTGGGTATAACAAGCCTAAGCGGACTCCATCCCACCCTACCAAGTCTCATGTCGTTGTTGCCAAAGAGGGTGACAAGGTCAAGACCATCAGATTTGGACAGCAGGGTGTAAAAACAAATCAGACGGTTGGTCAAAGAAAAGCATTTGAGAGTCGTCATGCTAAGAATATAAGCAAAGGCAAAATGAGTGCAGCTTATTGGGCAGCAAAAACTAAATGGGCGCCCTCCAAAACCAAGTCATCTTCAACTAAGTGGAAAAAAGGAAGCTAATTATGCCAATGGTCAACGGTAAGAAGTTTGCATATACGAAAGCTGGTGTAGCAAAAGCTAAAGTCGCGGCGAAGAAAGCCGCAGTTAAGCCAAAAGTTAAACCAAAAGCTAAGAAAAAGTAATGCCTGCTAAGAAGAAAGCTGCGCCCAAGAAAAAATCGACCGTTAACAGCGCCGGTAACTACACGAAGCCTGCGATGCGTAAGCGACTGTTCAACAAGATTAAGGCTGGTAGCAAGGGTGGTTCTTCTGGGCAGTGGAGTGCGCGTAAAGCACAGATGCTAGCCAAGGAATACAAAGCAGCGGGTGGAGGTTATAGAGACTGATGGCGCTAAAAAAATCGCAAAAAAGTTTGAAGAAGTGGACTGGCGAGAAATGGGGCACTAAGAGCGGAAAGAACTCTACTCAAGGGAAGAAGGCGACTGGTGAGCGATATTTGCCTAAGGCTGCTCGCGACTCTTTGAGTAAAAAGGAGTATGCCGCCACTAGCAAGAAAAAACGCGCTGACACGAAGGCAGGTAAGCAGCACAGTGCTCAGCCCAAGAAGATAGCAAAGAAGACAGCAAGGCACAGGAAATGAAAAATTCGCGTGAAACACTCTATAGCAAGGGCGACAACCGCCGTCCTGAAGATACTAAAAAGTTTAATGAAGGCTATGACCGAATCTTTGGAGATTCTAAGCTCAACCGAAAAGAACGAAACGATGTTCGGGCTAGAAAAAGAGGTTCCGATAATAATGGTTGAGGTAGAGCTTAAGAGATTTGCATATCACCCTGAGGGAACTCTAGGTGTTATAGATTTAAACGGAGAGCGCTTTTATACGATAGAGCGCCCTTGGTTAGATAATGCTCCAAACGTCTCGTGTATTCCTGAGGGGACATACGACACTGGTTGGAGAGACTCCCCACGATTTGGTGAGACATGGCATATCAAAGATGTTGCGGATAGAACATACATACTTATCCATGCAGCCAATTTTTCTAAAGACGTTCAAGGGTGTATAGGGCTAGGGACTGGGTTGATGGGAGATCGAGTCGCTGTGAGTAATAGCCGTAAAGCTGTAGCAAGGTTTGAGGAGATTACGAGGAATACGGAGTGGCGGCTGAAAGTAAAGAGTGCAACATATGCGGGATTACCAAATCAATAGGTAACTTTTCTGCAAATCGTGGAGCTTGTAACAAATGCCGGACATCAAGGAATAGAGATAGACAGAACTCGACAGTAGAGCTTTTTCTTGGAGCCCGATTAACGAGCATTAAACAGCGTCACAAGCAAAAGAATTATGCAGGTACCCTAGTATCACTTGAGTACTTAATGGACTTATACGAGCAGCAAAGGGGCATTTGCGCCATCTCTAATATACCAATGCACACCAGCACAGATTATTCCGACTTATGTGCGAGCCCAGACCGTATTGATACGGATAAAGGTTACATCGAAGGCAACATTAGGTTTGTTTGTGCCCGAATAAATTTAATGAGAAACGATATGGATGACCATGACTTTGTGTGGTGGTGTAAGGCGGTGGTAAACAATCATGGAAATTGAAGAGATAGCTCGCAAATTAAAGGGTAACTTCCCGCTATATAGTAAGAATATGCTGAAAATCGTGACAAAAGAGGGTGAATCCAAGCCTTTTGTCCTAAATGCTGCACAGTTACATGTCCATGCCATGCTTGAAAAGCAGCTAAAAGATCAGGGAAATATCCGCGCATTGGTCCTGAAAGCTCGCCAAACCGGAATATCGACGTACACACAGGGCAGAAACTTCTGGAAAGTCACGCAGAATCGAAATGCTAACGCATTCGTACTGTCGCATCTTGCCGAATCTACTAACGCAATTTTTAACATGGTGAGATACTTTTATGACAATGTCCCGCATCCGGCATTTAAGCCGCCGCTCGCTAGTCAGTCGGCGTCAACGTTGGTTTTTGATGACATCAATTCGCGATACAGAGTCGGAACAGCAAGATCAACCCAAACAGGGCGAGGACAAACAAATAGATTTGTCCACGGCTCTGAAGTGGCGTTCTACCCACAAGGATCAGACATAGTCGCAGGTCTACTACAGACTGTCGGTGGCAAGAACACTGAAGTAATTCTAGAGAGTACTGCTAATGGCGCCGGTGGCTGGTTCTACGATCAGGTAATGAAGTCGCTTCGAGGCGAATCTGAGTGGATTACTTGCTTTATTCCTTGGTACTGGATGCCAGAGTATAGAAAAAAAGTATCGCCTTATTTTGTTGCTACACCAGAAGAATATGATCTTGCACAAAAGTATGGATTGGACGATGAGCAGCTTTCATTTAGACGCGCCAAACTAGATGAGTTAGGCGGGACAGATTTATTTCGTCAGGAATATCCTAGTACCCCGCTCGAAGCATTTTTAACCTCCGGTCGTTGTTTCGTAGAAGAGTCCGCGATATCTCAATGTGAAAATAATTGCTACACCGCAGACTTCAAGGGCGACATTATTGACGGCAGTTTAATTGAACGTGAACACGGCAACTATCAAGAATGGTATTCCCCCTCCAGAGAGGAAGCTTACGTCATTGGCGTGGATGTTGCGGAAGGTCTCGCCTATGGCGACTATAGTTGCGCCCAAGTGCTTGACTCGTTAGGCAATCAAGTAGCCTGCTGGCACGGACACATAGATCCATTTGATTATGGCGCCCTAGTAGCAATGTTGGGGAAACGCTATAACACTGCATATATAGTAGTTGAGCGTAACAACCACGGTCTTGGTACGCTTCGTAAAATGCAAGATTTAGGTTATTCAAATTTATTTGTAGAGAGTTCTGTCG